GCAAAATCCCGCATATCAGCGATAGCTTGATTCCTGCGCTGTAAATCACGCAACTTACTAGCTGATTCAACAGAGGAAGCGTAATCCGCTCCCGACTGAAGCCCTAGCGTGTTACCTACAAAATCTCCGAGCAATCCCATCTGACTTACCTCTTATATCGCGTATGACTGACCAGGTTGGTAGAACGGAGTCACATTCTCGTCTTCGTCTGGTAGAGTTAGCCCGCCTTTTTTCTCAATACCGGAGTCAGGAAGACCGCCTTTCGTTACAGGAGCTTTGGGAGCCTGCCCGCCGCGCCGTTGGTATTGAACGCCTGTGCCTGTCTCAGTGTTAAAGTTAGAAAACAGATCAGAAATGTTCTTAGCTGCACCCTGCGACTTGCCAGCGTAGTATTCAGCAAGCCTGCCTTCATCGCTTTGTAGTGTGCGAAGTGCGTTGGTGTAGTTAGCAAACTGCGCTGAGTTAGGTATCGCAGACAGACCGGCTTGTGTCACTTTGTTCTGAGCTGACAAACCTTGTTGGAATCCACGGTCATACTCAGAGCTAACCTGACGCGCAGAATCTAGGCTCATACGACGTTTTTCAGCTTCACTAATATCACGGCCACCGCTAAGAGCTGCCCTACGATACTGCTCACGCAGCTTACGCTGCTGGTCAATGGCTTCTTTGTTAGCTGCTTGGAACGCCATGTATGTAGGATCATACTGCTTAGCCTGCTGTAGATACTGTTTAGCTGCATCCATCTGTGCGTTAAACGCTGCTTCGTCTTTCTGTTTAAGCTCCGCAAGTTCCTGCTTACGCATCTCAAGCAGCTCACGCTGCTCTGGCGGCATCTCTGGATCTGGTGCTAGTGCAGTACCAAGTAGCTGACCACCGGCCTGCATAGTAACGTTAGCAAGAGCCTCAGGATCAGTAAACTTATTAACCAAAGCAGAGCCGCTGTCTTTCATAGTGGCCACAAACTTTTCGCCAATGCTAGCGTTAGGGCCAAGTTGACTCAGCGCTGTAGGAGCTGCCTGTGTGCCTGTTACTGCACCTTGTAGATTTGCACCACCTTGTGCTAGATTCTGCGCACCTTGGGCTACATTCCCTGCACCACCAGCGCTAGTCTGTATTATATTTGGGTTGGTAGTGTTAGATAGCTGCGAAGCTACATCCCCACCTGTTGTGCCAGCGTTGAGGTTTGTAAGTGTTTGAGGCTGATTGACTGCGTCAGGGCCAAAAGTAGTAGGATCGCCAGGGCCAATATTGCCAAACTGTTGTGAACTACTACTCAGGTCTGTGCCAAGCTGAGATCCTTCACCGGCTGCTGTAGGGCTAACGCCTGAACCAGATGTAGCCTGAGTTTGAGGCGCTCCTCTAAAGTATCCTGCAATACCGCCGCTAAGACCGCCCATAATAGCACCGCGTTTTACATCTTGGCCTGTTACTTTAGCAGAAATAGCTCCAAGTCCTGCGCCTACAATCGCGGAACCTACTGTAGCGCCTATTGTGCCTGCAACGGCTGAGGTACCAATAGCGGCACCAATCGCACCTGAAAGTCCGATAGACGCTGCAATGGTCGGGGCTGCAATAGGAATGGCAACTGCGGCAACAACCGCAATAACTTTCTTAATGCCGCCGCCTCCGCCGTGCATAGTGGGTTGAATACGAGAAATGGTAGCATCGGCACTTGGGCTAACGGATACTACCATCGGGTTTATAGCGATAGTTGTCATTTTAGACCTCCATTAAATCCTGTTGTAACTGGACATATTTGCGTTCAAAACCAGTACTTAGCAGGATGCGCTCCATAGCTGGTGCTACTGAACATTCAATTTTTTTGACGCCGCAAATTCGCGCCCACCCACAAACGTCTTTCCAGAACAGCTTGATAAGGTGGCGTAAGTCTTTGCCGCCCATCGCAACCACGTTCATTGTGGTGTACTGTGGGTAGTACACCAATTCCATAACCAAAACTAACTTTACCTCAGGCACTTCCGTGTCGTCGTTCTTAGCCACAAGGACAAACATCTGACCTTGCAATGCTCTGGTGTATATATCTTCGACAGTAAGCTCACCATGCATACCTTCTATACACTTCTGTAGGTGGGGTACGCACTGCGCCCAGTACTTATCATAAGCCTCTTGCGTAGATAGCAGAATAGCCTCGTACTTTTTGGGTGCGAGACTCTCCGGTTTTTGTTTTTCTACTACTTGTAAGCTCATGCCATATCTGTCTTTTTAGTATCTTTACCAATTAGTCTATCAAAAAACTCTGTGCCTTTACGGGCTACAATGTCTTTAGGAATAACGTACTCACCGCCTTCGGCTTCAATCTCGCCGCCGTGTTTCATCTTAACGCGGATGCCACCTTGGTCGTGAGAGGGGCCAACAAGCAATCCGCCAAACTCCATTTCCTGTACCGGAGGTTGTTGCGGCATTGGCTGTCCGCCTTCGATCTGTACATCGGCCTGCATAGCTTTCGCCGCAGTAACAAGTGCAATAACTAGACCTTGGTCATATTCCATAGGTAGGTCATTAGGCCCAGCTAGTCCGCGATCAATAGCAAACTGACGGAGCTGCGGGTACATCTGTGGGTTCTGCAATGCAACCTGCGCAAGCTGCGTGGCCATCTGTAGTTCCTGTTGTGATAGCTCACCTGACTGCAAACCTGCTTCGATAGCAGCACGAATACGGGCTACAACTTCAGGGTTCTTGCTAAGCATGTCATTGATCTGCATGTCAGCCATCTGCGAGTTCATCTGCTGAGGTGCCTGAGTCTGCAATCCTACGCCTGTAGGGGCTGGCATACCACTAGGGCCAATCAGACCGCCTTCCTCGTAAGAAGGTTGCATACGAAAATCAAGAACCGGAAACTGTGGGTTTGTGTTTGCTGTACCTGTAGGTATAGTTCCTACAGCTTGTTCGTTTACAGCAGGAGAAGGTGCAGCAATAAGTTGCTGAATACTTGGTGGTAAATCCATAGAAACAGTAGTCGGTATTGCTGCAGGGGTTGCGCCGCCAGCCATGACAGGAACAGGTGCCATGCCTGCGGGTGGTGTTGTAGGTCTCATAGCCATGTCACATCATCCTTTAAGCTGGTTAATTAACGCGTTTACTACAGCTCTAGTGAACGCAAGGTCATTTGCTAAAGTTTGCACATCTGTTAATAGCAAACCATAGTCGTCAAGTCCAGCAACCTGTTGGCCGCTGATTGTAAAGCCTGAACCTTTAGAAGATATTTGCCTCATATTTTGATCAGGCATCTCAAGTAAAGTTATTTGGCCTTTGGTAATAGCTTTACTAGCAAGGTCAGCTTCGCCGCGAAGTCCTGTAAGAAGCTCAACGTTTTCTTTAACAGAGCTAATAAGTACACTCTGCCAATCTGTAATCCCACCTTGGGGAACTGCTGGTATAGCTGTAAACCTCGCCATTATGATGTCCTCAATCCATAGGGCGTCTCGCCAAAATGTATAGCACGCACTCTAGCGGAACCTGACACCCCTACCTCAAATGTATCCGAACGATAGCCTGTAGGCAATCTAAATATATCATTTGTTGCAACTACACCTTGAAACACAAGACTTTTGTCTACCCAAAGTCTAAACGTTACAGGCTGTGTGCCTGTATTAGCTTTAGGATAGGAAGTTTGAGGGTCGCCGTTTACAGTAAAAGCGTTAAGAGTACCACTTGGTGTAAACGTTACACCACCAGATACATAATGCGTTGGGCCATTTATCGGTGCTAATTGCTGGCTTCTATTCCAGATAACTTGATTGAGGTTAGCAAGGCTATTGTTATAGTTAGTAATATTCTGGGTTTCTTCAGCACTAGCATCATAGTCAGCTACAACTCTAAAGGCTCCTAAATTAAGATAGTCTTTGGTAACAATAGTTTTAGATTTCCATTCCATAGGGGATAAAACTTCGCCTTCGTTATCCCACTCGTAAATTTCTCCGTCAGCACCTTCAGTATAATACATAGTGCCAGTTTTAGGATCTGAGTACGCTGCGCTAAACTTATACTGAATTTGTACAAAAAACCCGCCTACCTTATCGTCGCGCTCAAAAATAAATGACTTAGTACTGTGCGACCCAAAATATTTACCGTCGTGGAAATGGCCTACAATAGTACTTGGATCTAGCGCTTCATTCCATGTATCCCAATCGTGGACAAACTTAGTGATAAGATCAATACCTGTTGTAGGACTCCATGTAGCAAGTCCGCCGTGAGTAGACCACACAACGCCATAGCCCATGTTTACAATAGATCTCTTAGAGTAACACGGATACAACGTATCAATACGTGCAGACACCATTGTGGCTGGATCATTACCTGATACCTGAAACGGATACTCTTCTGTGAGAACAAGTATATATCCAGCTGCGGCTGCAATACCTACAATGTCAGCGTCGAACGTAAGCCTGTATTTTTCGGGCCACGCATGTGGTTTATCAGGAAAAGAAAAACACAGCTGATTACCAAAAAACCCTACAAGAATATTATTGTGAGCTGCAATCAAGCCTCTCATATTTGTAGGTGGAGGATCATATTCCTCGGATGGAATAATTGTATCCAAGCTAGATACTAGAAAATCATCTGTAAAATCAAAGCTAGAATCTCCCCAATATCGAGCAGGGTCGTCCAAAGATTCAGACACATCGTGGAAAACAGTGCCAGCAGATGCATTAGTTGTCCCTACATCAGTAGCAGTCTGCGCATACTTAAATGTAAAATCATCTACAACTTCTGTTACTACACCGTCAGTAATGTCAAAACTAGCGTCAGAACACCCACTTAATTTGAATCTGTCGTCTTTAATAAAATTATGGGGTTTAGATAAAGTAAGGCTAGATACATTACTAGTACGCGAAAACTCAGCGACAGTTGTAGGAAACCACAACGTAGCAAGTAAAAAGAAATCCGTGGCAGACGCAGAAGCAACGCTTCGGTACAGCCTAACGCCACGGATAAAGTTGTCCCCAGTCGGTGCAGTCTGGGGCAGGGAGGAAACAGTAACTGTCTGGCCTTCTTTAATATATAATTCGTTAGATACGTTAGATGGGATAGATTCTTCGTCCCACGGTGTAACCCAAGTGTAAACATACGTTCTGATCTGCGTGTTACCGGCCAAGTCAGCGCGGCCTGTAGTGTTAGCTGTCTTAGCAACCTGATCGCCAGAACTAAAATACTGAAAGTTATTGTCACTTGTTACTGTGACCTCAACATTCTTAGCGTTAAACCCTTTAGCTTCATCAGATGTGCCGAAGTCACGAACAGTTACGATATTACCTGTGCGTAAGTTGTGGGCAGTGCTACCGTAAAATGTTGCAGTATTGCCACTATCTCGTTCATAGTGTGTTGAATTTACAACAGTAAAAGATGTGGCCGCTACGGTGACTTTAGTAGTTGGCAGCGGCAGTCCAAGGTCATAATACCCGTTAGACACAGGATACGGCTCACTACCGCTAGTAGCTAAAGCATAGTCAGATACTTTAGGCTCTCCGTCTCCTGTGTAGTAAAACCGCTGAGCATTGTCATCACTGTCAGACGCGACAGCAATATCTACGTCAGTAGTCCAAGATAACCACACAAGAGCATCTGTAACAGGATCGCGCAAAGCGTGTAAAGTTTTAGCTTCTACAGATCGTTCTGTACTGTCTACGTCCTTTGGTGTGCGGTAGGGAAGTAAATCGCCTGAATAAAGCTTAACGTTAAATGCTTCTTGAGCCACGCCGTCAGGCAATAGCTCTGATGAAATTTTAGGTGCTTCACCTAGAAACTTTGTAAGCTTTACTGACGCCATTACTGTACCATTCCCAAAGCAGCCTCGCAGGTTTCTTCGTTTCTACGAGTCCAGCCTTTACCAAACGTATCAAACGTAGATAAAGACTCATAGAAATCTTGCCGTATTTTTCTGTAATTTTCAATCGTTTTCTCTATACCGTGGTGTTCGATATACTCATCTAGTGTGCGTAAAGTATTGGGGCCGATGCCTCCGTCTACTTCTGTGCCAATCATAGCTTGTAGTTTTTTAGCAGCTCTACCAACCCCAGAATTTACACTCCAGTCAAAAACGGCAAGGTCAAGGCCCGCAGGAAGATGCTGGCATTTTGCTCTTAGCCAGTAGTTTTTTTCGTATATTGGAGCAACATCTTCTACTGTAAGATCCTTCATATCCTTAGTACCGCCCCATTCTTCGTAGACGCGTTTAGTAACACCAAGGTTGGTTTCACCGCCTGGATCTCGGGGGTGGTTAACATAGCCCCCTTCATGATGTAAAATTAGTGTTAGGCACTTACCAAAGTTATCTTTCATTTAGTCAATCCTTTTGCTTTTTCGAAGCTACGGAGTCCTCCGAGTCCGAGCATCCCCAGTAGTACAGTCATCAGCGAGTCCATGTCAAACGCTGGTAAATCAGGGGCTTCCATACCTGCGTATGCAAAACCAAACGTAACCATAGGCACCAGAACAAAGTGCCATATCATGGCAAACGAAAGCCCCCAACCCAAAAATGGTCGCCAGCCAGCCACAAATATGCTCCTGTGTTGCGCCTCCATCTTATTGATCTCAAGCTGGCCCATTGCCTGCTCGTGCATTTGTTTTTCTGCCATAGTAGCTATCTCGTGAGCGAGCTTAGCTTTCTGGTCTTTGTCCTCGATAAACTTATCAAGAATCCCTGTAACAGGGCCAATTAACGCTTGTAACATCTGTACATCCTCCTCCTAATCTAATAACTTTACAACTTGTGGCTTACCGTCTGGGCCGGTTTCAAGTTCCACTTCACGTTTTTCACATGCGTATCTAGTGTTGCGTGTGTCTTTCCACCCTAGACGCTCAATCTTACGCTTTACTCCTAGACACTCAGATATACTGCCTCTTTGTGTGTACTCTATAGCTTCGCCGCCTAGGTATAAAATAAGAACTATAGTTATTACACCCATCACTTACTCCTATTTCTCAGCTTTTCTATCTGAGCTTCTAGCCCTGCGATGCGTTTTTCATAAAAATCTAAAGTAAGTTTTTGTTGTTGGTCGTGCGGCGCACGGCCTTCGTCTATCTGTGTAGCTAACTCATCGAGCTGCTGTGCAAGGTGTTCAATGAGCATGAACTGCTCACTGTCGGCGGGTAGACTGCCCATCTCGCCTCGCGGCCACTTAATTCTAAATTCTGTGTTATGCTCCAGATCTGACTTCATCATAGTGATGTTAGTCTCTATCTGGTTAAGACGTTCTATGATGCCAAAGTAAGCCCAAGTAGCAACAGATGCGGCAACCACCATCGAAATAATGTTCCGAAGTGGTAACGCTACCTCTGTATTCTCACTAAGCTTAGCTGCCATACATTTATCACTTCCTACTCATCCACGCAGTAGCACCCATATACGCGCCGACAATACCTGCACCACTTATGTAGAATAAATTACTTATGTCAGAGAGTGCTTCTACACGCTCTATAGGCACAAAAAACATGCCAGCTGTAAAAGCACCCATAGCTACTAACGTATACCTAGCCATGCGTAGTTGTGCTAGATGCTTGCGCAGTTCATCTTCTGTGGCCTTAATTTCTTTTGCTCTGGCGATTTCAGCATCAGTTACAGTACCGTCGCCGTCTGTGTCATAGTCTGCGTACTTAGATGCCTCTTCTAGCTTTTTCCTTACGGCCATTTTATCCATCCTTTTAGCCATGCTACCCATGCAGCAAACGCAGCAAGTACCGCTATTAAAATTAGAGCTAGAACTCCTGCACCAACATATTCTATGATTCTTTCCCGTCTACGTTCAGCAGCTAGCTCAGCTTCTCTACGGGCTACTCGGGCGTCTTTTTGAAACTTCTGCCAATCACTAAGTAAACCTGGCCTTCCCACATAGATCATTAGTTGTTTCAGTTGCTCCTCTTGCTCTCGGATACGCTCAAGCGCCATAAACTCTTCAAAGTCATTTGTCTGATGCGTAGCCTTTTTCTTATTTACCTTCTTTTGCAGATCCTCTTTCGCGCTAACTAGCTGACCGACTTGCTTCGCACAGCGGGTCAAATCTGCGCCGTTCTGTACAGCTGACTTTATAACTGAGAAAGCAGCGTTAGCGGCAGCAAGTTCTGCTAGCATGTGCTATGCATAAACTTTTTTCATGCACTTCTTAGCAATGGCACAAGCACGCTTAGTCTTACACTGAGGGCACATCTTGAACCCTGCAGAAGCACTAGCTTTTTTTACTTCGCCACCTTTTTTGTAAGAAGCAACTTTTTTCTTTTTGTCTTTCGACATTCCGTATCCTGGCATATCAGCCTCCTATTAGAATTGCACTAAGGATGGACGCTAGTCCGACAATGATTGTGCCACATGCCACAATCAAAATACGTTCAAGCCGATCAACACGAGTTATAAACGTATTATACCGTTCAGCACACACAGCTTCATGTGTGAGAAGTTCTTGCTGTATCTCAGCGACTGTCATTCTCGCCACGCTCTGCCTCCAATACAGCTTGAGTTTGATCTTCTATCTTTACTTCCGGCTCATCCGGTAACTCTGGTTCTTCCACTAACACGCAATCATCAGGCACTTTGTCTGCTGTTCTAGCAAACGTGCCGTTAGGAAACATATATAGAGGAGTACGCTTCATTCTGGTTTCTCCGGCCACACTACTTCTTCTACGTTTGAATAGGTGTTAGTTATATCTCGTAGTGCTTGCCTGTATGTGACCCAAGCTGCTGGTACTGCCGTACCGTCTTCTTGTGCTCTAACAACTACCCAATCGGATTGTGCTAGTAAATTATTACGATCGTTCCTAAGAAAGTCTAATGCCCGAGCATCAGATTGTGCGTTCTCAGACGCCCATTCAGCTTTTCTAGCAGTAAGGTCGTCACCTGTAATCTCTACTCGCTCGCCATTTATTATTTGGTAATATTGCTCAGCCATAATTACCCCCTCTCAATTCCGAATATCTCAACAGACCCATATTCACTGTTGCCTCCAGAGCCGAATACAGAACAGCCTGTTATAGCCGTATGGGGATTAGACAATGAAAGTGCGCCGCTAAATTGTTCTAAATAGTGAACAGTACTATTCCTGTAAACAAGTTGAGAATCTCCTCGTATAGCAGCTCTAGCATAAGCTCCATTGTGAGGAATACTAATTATAGCCATTCCATGTGATGAGTATCCCGTACCGTTACCGGCCATCCATATATGATTTCGCGATCCTCCAAAGTTTCCGCTACTGTTGTAAGTAGGATGACCATCAGTCTGACTTGAACCGTACCAAGCGGTTACACCGTTGTATGCACTAGCAGTAGTTATATCTCCACTACTATTTCTAAACCTAAAATATGTATGCTCCCAGACAGGAGAATGACTTACAATCCAAGTCAGTAAATAGTTCGAATACTTTGTGTAGTCAAAAACGTCAAAACTAGCACCAGTAGTATTAGTAGTCCAAGATGATTGACCTAATAAAACTAGTCCACCGCCAAATACTTTACCATTTACAGTAACATCACCATTGGTAGCTACTTCTAGTTTGTTAGCGATAGTACTGTTTGGGATAAGAGATATTTTACCATTATCCGACCATAGATAAGTCTCATTAGATGCAAGACCGTTACCTTGACCCGTACCGTTGTGGATAAAATAACCTGAACCAGCGTCTGTCCTTGCTTGGACGTAAGTGTAGTCAACTCCGCTAGTTGTATTTATAAGTTGTACACGAGTTTGTGTAGCGTCTGTACCTGTAATAGTAAGAGGTTCAGCGCCAGAAGAATCTATATCTACGTTACCAGAAATTGTACCTCCAGAACCTCTAATATCAATATCTTCAAACAACGCAGCTACAGGGCGAAGTTCAAAGCGGTCACCAATAGAAAACGCACGAGCTGTAGTACCATCTTGCGCACGAGTTACAGTCATAGAGTCAGTAGACCTAGCAGTGACTTTTACAATCTCTAGATTGTTGCTGGTATCGACAATCGTGGCGTAAAAATAATCGCCCGAGCCAAGTGTGGGGAAACGTGCGCCTTCACCTGAGTCCAGTGTGACAGTAGTGTCAGAAGTAGTTATCCCAGCACTTAGCGTGCCGAAGGCATTATTTTCTACTTTTACGCCCATTATGTCACCTCATCCCAGCGTTGTTCTGTTTCATTCCAAAGGTGGAAGCCGCTATCAGGATAGGCTACAGGTGCCTCCCATACATAACTTGTTGTGTTTAATGTCCAGCTATCAAACGGCTGCGGCTTGTAAAAAACATCTGCAGCGGAGTCATAAACATCTCCGATAGACGCATAATTTTTACGTTCTCTGGCTTCATCACCTGTTATAACTGACTGATCTTCTGCAGGAGTATTTGTGCTTGGATCATAATAAACTCCGCCTCTCATATTATAGCTAGTTTTTACCCACTCACCTGGAGTATCGTCTACAAACGTATCAAAAAACTCAGGCTCAGCAACAATTACTTGAGCGACAATGCCGTTAACTACTTTTGCATAATGTGCCATGTTGCTCTCCCTACTCGATATACCTAATAATTACTACGCCAGAACCACCGGCGGCTGCTAGTGAAGAACTGGCTCCGTAAGCGCCGCCGCCTCCGCCACCAGTGTTAGTTGAGCCTGCCGTAGCATTTAAGTCACTGGAACCGCTACCGGTGACATACCGCCCGCCATTACCTCCGCCGCCAGCGCCTCCTGAAGTATTAGTACCAACAAACGGAGAAGCTCTGCCATCTGTATGACCACCGCCGCCGCCAGCAAATACACCAGATGCGCCAAACTGCGAGTAGTTTGATTTGCTAAGCCCAAATCCGCCGTCACCTTGTGTGCCTGCTCCGCCGTTTGATAAAAATCCTGCTGAGCCTGCTCCGCCTCCGCCGCCTCCGCGTGGGTATGGATTTGTGTTAGCTACCGTTGGGCTACAAG